TTGCTTATGACAATGCGCAAGAAGCGTTCACGGCTCGCTATAACCACGAAACCATCGCCTTGGGTTTCTCAATCACTGAAGAAGCGGTTGAAGATAACTTGTACGACAGCTTGTCTGCTCGCTACACCAAGGGCTTGGCTCGTGCTATGGCCTACACCAAGCAGGTTAAAGCTGCATCCGTTTTGAACAACGGTTTCAGCGCAGCCTACCCCGGTGGTGATGGTGTTGCTCTGTTCTCTACAGCGCACCCATTGGTGTCTGGTGGTACTAACAGCAATCGTCCTTCAACCAATGCTGACTTGAATGAAACATCGTTGGAAAACGCTGTGATTCAGATCGCCGCTTGGACTGATGAGCGTGGCCTGTTGATCGCTGCTAAGCCTAAGAAATTGATCGTGCCTCCAGCACTTCAGTTCGTTGCTACTCGTTTGCTCGAAACCAGCCTCCGTGTTGGTACAACAGACAACGACATCAACGCGTTGAAGAACAACGGCTCAATTCCTGACGGTTACACAATCAACCACTACCTGACCGACACAACCGGCTGGTTCTTGACAACTGACGTACCTAACGGCTTGAAGCACTTCGAGCGTATGGCGTTGTCCACATCTATGGATGGTGACTTCGACACAGGTAACGTTCGTTACAAGGCCCGTGAGCGTTATAGCTTCGGCTGGTCTGATCCATTGGGCGTCTTTGGCTCCCCCGGTTCAGCCTAATATTTCTTTGGAAATATTTGAGAAGGGGCCTTGTGCCCCTTTTTCTTTTGGTGTATATTGACTTTAATCCGGGCTTATCCGGTGCATCAAACAGTCCCGGCTGACGACATACAGATTGATGCACTTAACTTGTATGTAAGGACACATATCATGGGATTCGCAACTCACCTTGGCCCTTGGCTGCTTGGCACTGTTAAAAACACTACTGGCACCACTGCTGGCACAATCCGCAACATGGGCGCAACTGTTGTTACACAAACAGGCGCAACAACTGTTAGCGACACTACTGCTACCACTTTGTTTGTTTTGCCTGCTGGCGCACAAATTTTGGACTTTATCGTAGACATTACCACCGCTTACGCTGGTACTACCGGTAACACCATCACTATTCAAACTGCTGCTGGTTCTTCTTTGGCTACCGTTGGTAGTGCGTCGACTACACCTTTGGCTGTTGGTCGCGCAACTGTGGCTGTTACAGGCGCACAGATCGCTACATATTTGAATGTTGGCGCAACTGATTTAATCGTTCAAGTTATCTACGCTTGTGCTGGTACAGCCAGCGGCGGCGCTGCTACGGTTACGTGCCAGTATGTCGTCAAAGGTTCTGATGGCGCTGCTAACCCCAGCCAAGTCTAATTGATCTTGGGGGCTTCGGCCCCCGTTTTAAAGGAGATTGATTATGATGCAGACAGACGTTAAGGCAGGCACCGCAGGGGCGGCGGCAAGCACATCGGTTACAACTTTTCGCTCTCGTGTAAAAGCTATTGCGTTAACTTACACCGCTTCTGCGGGTGTTATCACCATTACTGATGGAAGCGCTGGGGTTACATTGTTTTCGTTTACGCCCGCTGCGGCCATTGGTTCTTTGTACATGCTGTTTCCGGGCGAAGGCATTCTTGCACAAAACGGTATCTATGTGACTAACGGCACTGGTACAACCGCTACGGTGTTCTATGGCTAAGTCTCCAGCATGGCAACGCAAAGAGGGGAAGTCCGAGAAGGGCGGCTTGAACGCCAAGGGACGGGCTTCCTACAACAAAGCCAATCCCGGCAAGCCCGGATTGAAAGCCCCTCAACCAGAGGGCGGCAAACGCCGCGACTCTTTTTGCGCCCGTATGGAAGGCATGAAGAAGAAGCTGACCGGAGAGAAGGCCAAGAAAGACCCCAACTCTCGCATCAACAAAAGCCTTCGGGCTTGGAACTGCTGATATGAACGAAATCACATTAACAGACCGCGAAGAAGCCATTGCCCGTAAAGCGGCAAAGTTGGCCATCGAAGAGATGTCAGGCGAGTTCTACAAAAAGGTTGGTAAGACCGTTGTAGAGAAAGCGTTGATTTGGCTCGGCATGTTGGTTGTTGGTTTTGTAATCGGCAAGGGCTGGATCGTAAAGGTTTGACATGCCTAGCACTAGCAAAAAACAACATAACTTCATGGCGGCAATAGCGCACAACCCTGCGTTTGCTAAGAAGGTTGGAATACCGCAAAGCGTTGGAAAAGATTTTGACGAAGCGGATAAGGGTAAGAAGTTTGGTTCTGGCGGGCGTACCCGTCCAGATGTTCAGAAGGTGAATAAGTCTAAAACCGATCACGGGAAAATGACTTTTTTTAAAGAAGGTGGTAATACTATGGCTTCCAAAATGAATCCCGGCTTCATGGCAATGATGGCTAAGAAAAAAGGCGCCCCCGCTAAAAAAATGGCTGGTGGCGGTATGGCAATGGGCAAAGTTAAAACAGGCGCCCCTAGCCGTGATGGTATTGCTGAAAAAGGCAAGACCAAAGGCAAAATGGTTGCCATGAAATACGGCGGCAAAGCCTGCTAATACCATGATGGCCAGCCGTGGGATGGGGGACATCTCCCCCTCTAAAATGCCCAAGGGCGTCAAGAAAGCCCGGCGGGACGACACTGACTTTACCCAGTATAAAGAGGGTGGGAAGGTGAATGCGGCGGGCAATTACACAAAGCCTAGTCTTCGCAAGAAGATTGTGTCTCAAGTAAAAGCCGCAGCTACGCAAGGTACGGGCGCAGGTCAGTGGTCAGCCCGTAAAAGCCAACTAGTCGCTAAAAAATATAAAGCTGCTGGGGGCGGGTACCGTGACTGAGGCTATAAAAACTTGTACAGATTGTGGCGAGTCAAAACCCTTGTCTGCTTTCCGTAGTCGGGGCGGCTCAATGACGCATTTGTACAAAAGCCATTGCAACACGTGTTTGTATAAAAGGCACAAAGATTGGGCTGAGAAAAACCAAGATAGGGTTGCGGATTATCGGGAGAGAGATCCGTGGACATTAGCCAAAAGATGCAGTCGTCGTGGGATAACCCCAGAACAGCTAGTCGAGCGATATGAACGCCAAGAATGTTGCTGCGCAATTTGTAAGACTGAGATTGATTTGATTGACAGTGCGATAGACCATAATCACGATACAGGCGAGTTTCGTGGTGTGTTGTGTAAACAGTGCAACCGCGCCTTGGGCATGTTTAAAGACAGCCCTGTAGTAATACGTAACGCGCTAGAATACTTGGAAGCATTTGGGAGCTATGGAAATGGCACTTAAACCTTCACAACAGTCTCTCAAAGATTGGGGCGACCAAAAATGGAGAACCAAAAGTGGTAAAAAATCTTCTGACACTGGTGAAAGATACCTTCCAAGCGCTGCGATCAAAAGTCTCAGCCCTGCTGAGTACGCTGCGACGACCAAAGCCAAGCGTGCAGGAAAAGCCGCCGGAAAACAATTCGTAGCCCAACCCAAAACAATTGCAAAGAAAACGGCAGGCTTTAGATGACCACTTCAGGAACCGCAGCGTTTAATCTTGACCTTAACGAATTGGTTGAGGAAGCGTTTGAACGCGCCGGTTCGGAGTTGCGTACGGGTTACGACTTACGTACAGCCCGTCGTTCATTGAACCTGATGTTTGCTGATTGGGCAAACCGTGGTGTCAACATGTGGACGTTTGAGCAGGGTACGATTAACCTGACTCCGGGTCTGAGCACCTACGCACTGCCTGTAGATACAGTGGATCTACTTGAGCATGTGATTCGCACGGGCGCGGGTAGCTCATCCACGCAGGCTGACCTAACCATTACGCGTATCAGTGTTTCTACTTACGCCACGATCCCTAACAAACTGCAACAAGCCCGCCCAATTCAGGTGTGGTATCAGCGTTTGGATGGGCAGACTTCCTCGATTGGCACGACACTGAACGGTGGTATTAGCGCCACAGATACAACAATCACATTGACCTCCACTGTGGGGCTTCCGGCTACAGGGTTCTTGTTGATTGAAAACGAGACTATTCAGTACGGCTACATCTCTGGCAACGTGCTTAACAACTGCTTCCGTGGGCAGAACGGCACAACTGCCACATCGCATTTAACTGGCGTGTCTGTGTACACGCAGAATCTACCCTCTATAACCGTTTGGCCAACCCCAGACAACAGCACAACATATCAATTTGTTTATTGGCGCATGCGCCGGATTGATGATGCTGGTGGCGGTATACGCACAATGGATGTACCTTTTCGCTTCTTGCCCTGTATGGTGGCGGGTTTGGCCTATTATTTGGCTCTTAAGATTGAGAATGGCGCTGAGCGTCTGCCGGTCTTGAAGCAACAGTACGATGAAGCTTGGCAGTTGGCGGCTGATGAAGATCGTGAGAAGGCTTCGGTTCGTTTTGTTCCGAGGCAAATGTTTATTGGCAGTGGTACGTAAATGGGCAATCGGTTTGCATCTGGTAAGAACAGTATCGCCATGTGCGATAGGTGCGGCCAACAGTTCAAATTGACGGCATTGCGTAAAGAGATTCAGAAAACTAAGATTTACAATTTGCTTGTGTGCGGTGCGTGTTGGGATCCAGATCAGCCGCAGTTGTTGTTGGGTATGTACCCAGTTGATGATCCACAGGCTGTGCGTAATCCGCGCAAAGACACGACCTACGTTACGGCTGGCACAAATGGCTTGCAGGTGGTTAATTCAAACAGTACAGCGCAAGACGCGGTAGGTTTTACGACAGGTGGTTCACGGGATATTCAGTGGGGGTGGGCACCTGTTGGTGGGGCGAGTAATTTTGATGCGCCTTTAACACCAAACTACTTGGTGGCAACGGCATTTGTTGGTACAGTTACGATAACAGTTACATAGGAGTCTAATATGGACAAGAAAGATTTAGCCCAAGACAAGAAGATGATTAAATCTGCTGTCGGCAAGCACGAGAAAAACATGCACCCCGGTAAGCCAATGACTAAGCTTAAAAAGGGTGGCCCTACAACCGACGACCGCATGCGTTTGGGACGTAACCTGTCTCGCGCCGCAAATCAGGGGAAATAACATGGCTAAGATTAACAATCTACCCGCTTCTGCATACGCAGGCCGTGCTAAAGAAGCTATGGCTGACTTGGCCGCTAGCGCAAATATGAGCAAAGCCGATACCGTTAATATGAGCGTTGGTAACATCAGCAAGGCTGCTGGCAATATTGGCGTTAAAACATCTGGCATCAAGATGCGCGGCGCTGGATGCGCCACCAAAGGTGTGATGTCTAGAGGCCCAATGGCATAAGCATGGACTACACAGCACTTAGCAACGCGATCCAAGCGTACACGGAGAACACGGAAGCAGATTTCGTGGCTAATATTCCCGTGTTCGTTACGCAGGCTGAGCAGCGTATTTATAACTCGGTTCAGTTCCCGTCCATTCGCAAGAACGTGACGGGTGTGACCACGCTGAATAACAAGTACTTGCAGTGCCCGTTAGATTTCTTGGCGGTGTACTCGATGGCGGTCATTGATGCTGCTGGTTCGTACGAGTATCTGTTGAACAAAGACGTTAACTTTATTCGTCAGGCGTACCCTGTACCAACAGACACAGGTATTCCTAGATACTACGCTTTGTTTGGCCCTGCTGTATCTGGCAGTACTATTTCAGACGAGTTGTCTTTTATTCTTGGCCCCACGCCAGACTCAACATACAGCGTAGAGTTGCACTATTACTACTACCCAGAGTCAATTACAGTTGCTGCGGATGGCCGTACATGGCTTGGTGACAACTTTGACTCTGTGCTGTTGTACGCATCTTTGGTTGAGGCTTACACCTACATGAAGGGTGAGCAAGACATGATGGCGTTGTACAACCAGAAGTTCATGGAAGCTTTAGCACTTGCAAAACGTTTGGGCGATGGTATGGAGCGTCAAGACGCTTATCGTTCTGGTCAGTTCCGTCAGAAGGTAACTTGATATGTCGATTGTCCAAACCCAAACCACTAGCTTCAAGGCGCAGTTGTACCAAGGTATTCATGATTTGACGACTGATGTGATTAAGATCGCCTTGTACACCGCTAACGCAAATCTGAATGAAGACACAACTGTGTACAGTTCAACAGACGAAGTGCAGCCTACAGGTACGTATTCGCTTGGCGGTGCGCAGTTGACCCCCATTACAGTGTCATCTTCTGGATACACAGCCTATGTGGGCTTTCCAAACATATCTTGGACAGGCGCAATCACCGCAAGATGTGCGTTGATTTACAACGTTACGCAAGGTAATAAGTCCGTTGCTGTGTTGGACTTTGGGTCTGACAAGACATCTACCACTACGTTTACCATCACCATGCCGACCAACGGCCCAACCACTTCGTTAATTCGTTCTTCCAACTAGGAGTCAACATGTCCATAGATAAAATCTCAGCCGCAGATAAATGCGAAGCATCTTGCAGCTATAACACTGCCCCTTCCGATACGTCGGCTATTGAAGGCCGCTACGTCGCTGTTTGTTACGACAAAGACGGTAACGTAAAGTGGGAAGACGCCATTGAGAACTTGGTCACAACCGTGGGCAAGAACCTGACGCTGGACACCATTCTTGGTAACTCAGCCGCTGGCGCAGTGGTTATGGGTCTCAAAGGTACAGGTGCAGCCGCTATCACTGATACACAGGCATCTCACCCAACATGGGATGAGGTTGGTTTAGCCTATAACCCAACATACTCTGGCAATCGCAAAACTCCAGTATTTAGCGCTGCGGCTTTTGTATCCGGCACAACTTGCACAAAGTCGACTTCTTCAGCTTCCTCGTTTGCCATTACCTCAACAGGTACAGTGGCCGGATGCTTTATCAACATTGGCGGTTCTGCAACGATTGATAACACTACAGGAACATTGTTCTCTGCCGGTGACTTTAGTAGCGCTAAAGCAGTTGTTTCAGGCGATACCATTGCAGTTTCTTACTCTTGCTCACTGACCTAAAATGGCCAGCGCATGGGGCGACGGTACTTGGGGTTCCTCTACGTGGGGGGGCCTGCCCGTTGTCTACAATGTATCGGTTGATGAGTCAATTTCTACACTTAACGCTTGGGGTGAAGGGGCTTGGGGCGATTTAAGCTGGGGCGGCTACGGCTCTATATCTGATTCTGAAACAGTTCAAGCTACTTTTGCGTTTACTGTTACAGATAGCGCGGCTATAAGTGAGACAAATGAGGCAGGCACAGGGTATACGGCGGATGTAAGCGACACACTGATTACAGGTACGGTAGAGGCGGTTGCAGCCACTTTTGCTCAGTCTGTTAATGAGTCAGCGGCCACGGCGACGGCAGAGTTCATAGCGGCTATTTTTGCCCGCACAGTAGATGAGTCAGCGGCTACCTCAACAGAACAGTTTGTTGGTACGTTTTTTAATGCCGATGTTGATGAGACTACAGTAACCTCTACGTCAGAGACAGCAGCAACGGATTATTTTGGCTTGACTGTGGATGAGACAGCGGCAACATCTACGGATGAGACGGTGGCGGCAACGTTTGCCAAGTTCTTGGATGAGTTAATTGGGACGGCTACGTCAACGGAATCAGCGGCTACGACTTATGTGTCGACTGTAACGGACACAACGGCTATTACTTCGAGCGAATCAGTAAGAAAAACTTGGGAAATAATTGATGACACACAGAACGCAAACTGGCAGAATATCGGAAATACCCAAACCGCTGGTTGGACAAACATTACAACCACACCATAGGAGCATTAAATGGCAGCAGAAACAGCTCTCTTAGACCTAGTTACCCCCACACAGGGCACCCTTCCCGGTTCGTGGGGCAACACGGTCAATAACGGTATTACCGAATACGTTGATATTGCTATCGCAGGTACGCTAACACTTACTGGTGATGGCGCAGTAACGTTGGCAAACACTATCGGTGATGCAACTCAAACAAACATTACAGCGGGCGCTACTCTAGCAGGCGCGGGTACAGCTACTGCCCAGTTTGCTGTTGTGCGGATTTCTGGCACAACCACAGCTAAGACTGTCACAGGCCCAAGCTTAAGCAAGATATACATTGTTGACAACGCTGGCTCATTTACAGTTACGTTTAAAGCCTCTGGACAGGCAGGCGTGTCAATTGCTGCTGGCGAAAAAACTACTGTGTATTACAACAACTCTGATTACGTCAAAGTTGCGTCTACAGTACCTGTTTCCACAGTCCCCATCTCAAGCGGCGGTACAGGACAGACCACAGCCACAGCCGCGTTTGATGCGCTGGCCCCTACAACAACCGCAGGTGACACGATGTACTTTAACGGCACAGATGTTGTGCGTTTAGGTATTGGTACTGCTGGTCAAGCGTTGGTTGTAAATACTGGAGCCACAGCACCCGAATGGGGAACTGCTGGTATTTCAACAGGTAAATCCATCGCTATGGCGATGATCTTCGGGTTCTAAGGAGCAAACATGGCAAATCCAAATATCGTAAACGTAAGCGCCATTTATGGCTCAACAGCGTATGTAATACCGTCCTCTACCTCTGTGTCTGTTGCGTGGACATACGCTGACGTAAACACAAGCGGTTCTGTTTCTTTGACAGGCTTAACACCCGCCTCTGGAACAGTGATTAAAGTGGGCAACATTGTGGCGTCTAACGTGACAAGCTCTGCTGCTACTGTGACTTTGGGTATTTCAAACAACCCAACGTATGCAAGCGGTACAGCGTACTACATCGCGTATCAAGTTAGTGTTCCACCAAACACTTCGGTGATTTTGGTTGACAAGACTTCGGCCTTCTACGTAACGCAGTTTCAATCAGTAGGCGTTATTGTTGGTACCGGAAGCGCAATCCACTTCACAGCCGCTATCGAATCAATTACTTCACCATAATCGGAGGCTACTATGTCTCTTGATAGAGTTGGCGGCATTCTTTCCGTAGGGCTTGACGGCATCAATTCACCTGTAACGCAGGTGGAGTACCTTGTCGTGGCTGGTGGGGGTGGTGGTGGTGGAAATACAGCAGGTGGCGGTGGAGCAGGTGGACTTTTAACTGCCACTGGATACCCTGTAACTATGGGCTCCTCTATTACTGTGACTGTTGGCGCTGGCGGTGCTGGTGGGCTTGGGTCTAGCTTTTCAAATGGTGTGGCTGGGCAAAACTCGGTATTTGGCAATATTACCGCCGTTGGGGGTGGTTACGGTGCTGGTTGTCTTAATACTCCCGGCGGCTCTGGCGGCTCTGGCGGTGGTGGCGCATATACAGGCGGGGCTACTGTGGGCGGTTCGGGTGTTGCTGGTCAAGGAAATAATGGGGCCGCTGGCTCTGGCGGTGGTGGTATAGGTGGTGGAGGTGGTGGTGCTGGATCGGCTGGACTTGGTGCTAATGGGCATACTGTGCCGGGTTTTCAAATAGGTGGCACGGGCCTTTGCTCTAGCATTAGCGGATCAAGAGTTTTTTATGCTGGCGGTGGCGGTGCTGGATCAAATAATCTAGTAGGTTCTGGCGGTTTTGGCGGTGCTGGTGGTGGAGGAAATGGAAGCGGGCCACTTACATCGGCAGGCGATCCCCCACCAACTAGTGGCGTTGCAAATACAGGTGGGGGCGGAGGCGGTCTTGGCGGCTCTTTCGCTGGAACCTACGGCGGTGCTGGCGGCTCTGGCATAGTAATCATTCGTTACCCTTCGTATCAAGCCCCAGCCACATCAACAACAGGCTCTCCTGAAATGTACGTTGCAGGCGCATGGCGCGTGTACAAGTTTGTTGCTTCTGGCACTATCACATTCTGAGGTTTTATGGCAAACGGTTTATTTAATCTCAAACAAGTCGTACAAGCTGTTCAGCAAGGTGGCTGGCCTGCTCAAAAAACTCCCGCAGTTGAATACTTAGTTGTTGCTGGTGGTGGCGCGGGTGGTAATAATGGCGGAGGTGGTGGCGCAGGCGGTTTGCTGACAGGACTTGACCCTGTACCAAACGGTCAAACACTTCTTGTAACTATTGGTGCTGGTGGTGCTGGTCAGACTTATGCTAATAGAGCGTCTATTACTGGTGGTTCAAATTCTGTTTTTGGGCAAATAGCTTCTACTGGCGGCGGTCAAGGCGGAACTGAGAGTTTTAGCTGGGGTGATGGTAATGGGCGGGGTGCTAGCGGTGGTTCTGGGGGTGGTGGTGGATTTTTTGCCGCTGTCGTATCTGGTGGACAAGGTGTATCAGGCCAAGGTAATGCTGGTGGTACTAATGCTGGTACAAACTTAAATGGTTATGGCGGTGGTGGTGGGGCTGGTACTGTTGGTTTAAATGCGCCAGCTACAAACATTGCAGGTAATGGTGGAGCAGGTATTACATCTGCTATTTCTGGGACTGTAACTGCTTATGCTGGCGGCGGTGGTGGCGGTTGCGGTGGTGGCGGTGCAACTGCTGGTATTGGCGGTGTCGGTGGAGGTGGCGCAGGCGGTACTGTTAATGGAACAAATGGTACGCAATTTACTGGCGGCGGTGGCGGCGGTTCACCGGGAGGCACATCAGGCAATGGCGGCGATGGCATTGTCATCGTTTCATACCCAGACGTATATGCGGCGGCAACAACAGTCAACGCAACTGCAAGTACAAGTGGGTCGGGTAGTTTGTATTTAAACAATCCTGCTGGCGCATCAAACCAATCACTCTATTACACAAGCGCAAACGCAACCGCACTAGGTGCTGGCGATTTTTGTATCGAAGCATTTGTTTGGTGGAGTTCATCAAGTGGCGCGGCTCCGTACGTTGCAACAAATTTTTCTGGCTCTACAAACTATTTGTGGGGCATATACCAACAAAGTAGTTTAAGTTTTTACGTGTACGGCGGCGTGAATTTAAACTCCGCAACTTTGTTTACCAACAATACTTGGAACCATTTGGTTGTCTGCCGCACGGGTACGGTTACGTCTATGTTCTTGAACGGAACAAAGGTAGCCACTGCAACTGATACCGTGACATACACGTATTCAAATTTGTACGTTGGCCAAAACGGTGCTGGAACTAACTTCATGAATGGGTATTTATCCAACTTCCGTATTGTTGTTGGTAACTCCATTTACACTTCGACTGCGTCAACAATTACGGTTCCAACAGCACCATTTGTGGCAACATCACAAACAAAATTCTTATTGAATACCGTGTCCCCAAATGCCTTCTTAGATTCATCAGCGAGTACGCTAACCCCAACATTGGTGTCAAACTCAGGTTCTGCGTCATGGAACCAACTGTCACCATTTACAGGCACAGGCTATAAAAACCGTGTGTACACTTGGACTACCAGCGGAACAATCACCTTCTAAGGAATTAACATGAGCAGCAGATTAGGTGGTTTTATTGCAGGGCAGAACATCAATGTGTCGATTGGCACGTTCACGACTGGAGTTTCACCAGACCTTACTTTTGCTTCTACGCAAGCTACACCTGCCGTTGGGCAAGCCGTACAGTTCACAACGACTGGTACTTTGCCAGCAGGATTTTCTCTAAACACACCGTACTATGTCATCAGCACAAGTACAAACACTTGCCGAGTATCTACAACGCAAGGTGGCTCCGCAACTACATATTCATCAGCAGGTTCTGGCACTCACACCGCTGTAACCCAACGTGCATTTAATCCTTATGCTGGCGCTCCTGATACTGTTGAGTATTTGGTGGTTGCTGGCGGAGGTGGCGGCGGCGGCGGGATTGGTGGTGGTGGCGGTGCTGGTGGTCTGTTGACTGCGGCTGGTTTTGCTGTTGCGGCTGGTACTGCATTAACTGTTACCGTGGGTGCTGGCGGCCCAAGTAATACAGCTCAAGCAAATGGAACAAATGGTAATGATTCTGTTTTTAGTTCTATAACCGCATTAGGTGGTGGAGGTGGTGGCGGCAATGGAGTAGTCAATGCCAATAGTGGTGGTTCTGGTGGCGGGAGCAGCGACAGTACTGGAGGCGCGGGGGCTGGTACTCCCGGTCAAGGATTCAGTGGCGGAGGGCCTGTTAGTACAAGTTCAGACCAATCTGGCGGTGGCGGTGGTTCTGGCTCTGTAGGAGGTAATGGCCCTATTGGTGGAAGAGCAGGCGATGGTGGAACTGGGACTTGCTCAACCATTACAGGACAACGGGTTTTTTACGCTGGTGGTGGCGGTGGGGCTTCATACAATGTTGCTAATGCTGGTGGATTAGGCGTAGCTGGTGGTGGTAACGGTGGAACTTATCAATCAGTTGTTGTTCTAGAAACATCTGGCACAGCAAACACAGGTGGCGGTTGCGGCGGCGCAGTTAATAATGGAGTAACCCCCACTTCTGCTGGTGGTTCTGGTATTGTCATCATTCGCTACCCACAAATCAATTCGGCCCCCGCACTGGTGACAGGTTCCCCCCAAGTCAGTTACAGTGACGGTTATCAAATTTACACTTGGACTTCTTCTGGTTCAATCATTTTTTAAGGAGCTTAAACATGGCACATTTCGCAAAAGTAGAGAACGGTGTTGTGACGCAAGTCATCGTCATCGAGCAGGACGTTTTAAACCTTGGTCACTGGGGCGACCCAGCACTTTGGGTTCAAACGAGTTACAACACTTCTGGTGGTCAACACCCCGAAGGCAGACCACTGCGTAAGAACTACGCTGGTATCGGTTACACATACGACTCAGTTCGTGATGCGTTTATCCCCCCTAAGCCTTATGCGTCTTGGTTGCTGAATGAAGACACTTGTCAGTGGGGCGCACCTACACCTATGCCCGTTGTAGAAGGTAAGATGTTTACATGGGATGAACCCACAACTTCTTGGGTTGAAGTCGTAGCGCCAACAGTTTAATATGACCAACAAAGCCAATCCATTACCGCCATTGGATGTACTGAACTCAACTTTTGAGATTCGGGATGGTGAACTTTTGACCAAGGTTAAATGGGGTCGTAACAGATTTCCCGTTGGGTATAGGGTTGGAACTTTGTCCAAAGGTTATTTGTTGGTTAAATTTGAGCAAAAGAGATACTCTGTTCACAGAATCATTTTTTACATGACGCACGGTTACTGTCCCGAATACCTTGACCACATTGATGGCAATCGTTTAAACAACCGGATTGAAAACTTGCGCCCTGCTACACAGGCTCAGAACCTTTCTAACCGAACAATGTCAAGTAACAACACATCAGGTGTCAAGGGTGTAAGCTGGAACAAAGTTAAAAAACTTTGGGAAGCAGAGATTGGTTATAACCATCAACGGAAAAGGTTGGGTTATTTTAAATCGCTAGATTTGGCTGAAGAGTTTGTTGATCTTGCTAGACAATTGGTACATGGTGACTTTGCCAATAATGGCACACACAAGGGAGCAAGATATGCCGACGTATAGTGGTATGTGGACTTTGAGCCAAGTAAGCCAAGCTGTTAAGAATTTAAACTGGACAAATTTACCTCCGTCTGTTGTTGAGTATTTGATTGTTGCTGGAGGTGGTGGTTCAAGTTCAGGCGGTTCTGGGGGTGGGGGTGTACTTGCAGGCTATGCTGGCATTACATCTGGAACATCGTACTTTGTGACTGTTGGTGCAGGCGGTGCTGGCACAATTTCTAGCAGTGGCTCCATTGGCAATGTAGGAGAAAACTCTGTTTTTGACTCTACAACTTCTGGTGCATTTACTGGGCGCATTGTTGCTACCGGTGGCGGTGGTGGTGGCGGCATAAATGTTGTAAATGCTGGCTCCGGTGGTTCTGGTGGCGGTGCTGGCCGAGCAAGTACATCAACTTATGGAGGCGGCGCAGGGACTTCAGGGCAAGGTAATGCGGGAGGTAGCAACCTTGCTACCGCCCCATATAATGCTGGAGGTGGCGGAGGTGCTGGGACTGTTGGTTTAAACGCAACAACTGCTCTTGGTGGCAATGGCGGCGCTGGTATAGCCTCTGCAATCTCTGGAACTGTTACCGCCTATGCTGGCGGCGGTGGTGGAGGTGGAAGTGTTTCATCAAGCAGTTACCCCGGTTTTGGTGGCGCAGGCGGTGGTGGCAATGGATCATCCGCAAATGGAGTAAACGGAATATCTGGCACTGTTAACACAGGTGGCGGCGGCGGGGGTGGAAACGATGCCGCTAATGGTGGCTCTGGCGGTTCAGGCGTTGTTATTCTCCGCTACCCCGGCTCAATTCAATATTTCACTGGTGGCACAGTAACTTCAGGTAGTGGTTATGTTGTCCACACGTTTACGTCTTCTGGAACATTGGCTCCAACAACGCCAACATTTTTAGGCAATATTTTAATATTTACATCGTCCACTACATGGACAGCCCCTGTTGGAGCGACACAAGTTCAATACTTAGTTGTTGCTGGAGGCGGTGGTGGGGCGGGAACTACCGCTTATGCAGGCGGAGGCGGTGGCGGTGCTGGTGGTCTTCTTACGGCTACGGGACTATCAGTAACTGCTGGCACAACATATACAGTGACTGTTGGTGGCGGCGGGGCTGGCGGTGCTTCTGGTGGAGCAAACGTAGGGGTTGCTGGGACAAACTCTGTCTTTTCATCTATTACATCAACTGGTGGCGGATATGGTGCTGGCACTGGCAGTGGTGGGAATGGCGGTTCTGGTGGTGGCGCACAAAATCAGAATGGCGGTGGAACAGGAACATCAGGCCAAGGTAATAATGGAGCAAATTCAGTAAATGCGGCTTACGCTGGAAGTGGCGGTGGCGGCGCAGGAAGTGCTGGATCAGCCGAATCTACTGTAAATGGTGGTAATGGTGGTTCTGGTGTAACTAGTACACTTTCTGCTTCTAGCGTAACTTATGCAGGTGGTGGAGGTGGAGGCGCTCGTGAGTCAGGTACTGCTGGATCAAGTTCAACAGGCGGTAATGGTGGCTTGGGAGGCTATTTTGGGTCTGATGGTAGGGCCAGTACAGGTGGCGGAGGTGGTGGCGGCGGCGGTTCAGCGTCATTTGGTGGCGGCGGCGGTAGAGGCGGCTCTGGCATCGTAATCATCAAGTGGAGCTAACCATGTGGGACTGGGCTGAAGCATTGATTGCCGCAGCCTGTCTTGTGGCCTTTGTCATCTTTGGCACGTACATGATTGCGTGGGGTTGGGTTTGAAATGGAACTTGAGTATTACACTAAAATTATTGGCGCAATAACTGCCTCAACTGCAATGGTTGGCGGTGGCTATACATTGGCTGATAAGTTTGGTGTATTTCATAAAGACATCCTCAAATGGGCACCAGAACATTTTCAAATATCTGATGCCCCTGCAAACGGCGAATTTAAAGCTATCGTGGCTCGGCAAAAGATTCGGGATGACTGTGAAGTTACCTCTTTCAAACTAGAAGTGCGCGATTCTGAGTTGGTTGTACACCCAGCCAAGCCTAGTATTGCAACGTTTTCAGGGCCAGCCAGCGACACAGTGGATAAGTTTGGGTACAAGTTTAAGCTTGACACTACTTCACAAGTAACACCCGGCGTTGCTACGTTGATGGCGCATATCAAATATAAATGCCCAGAAGGTGAAATAGTTGTGAACTATCCGTCACACAAGAACCTAATGTTTACGATTAAGGAATCCAATGTTTGAACTAATTGGTGGTGGCGTATTTGGTGGTTTGATTGGTGGCCTGTTCCGTCTGGCTCCTGAAGTCCTTAAGTACTTTGACAAGAAGAACGAGCGGCAACATGAGATGGCAATGTTTAGCCGTCAGTGTGAGTTAGAGCAAATCCGTGGACAGCAGAAGTTAGCCGAGATTGGCGCTCAAAGAGAAGCTGCAATTGACGTGGGTGTCATGGATGCCTTCAATGCTGCAATCAATCAACAGGCCGAGATGGTCAAAGCTGCGGGCGGTTGGGCTGCTAGTCTGTCCGCATCTGTGCGCCCTGTGGTGACTTATTGGATTATGTTGCTGTGGTCGTTCATCCACATCTGGTTTGCTTGGCAGGCCCACCGCGCTGGTGCGTCTCCTGAAGTTGTGTTCAAGACCATGATGACCGTGGACTTCTGCGCCTTGGTGTCTGGCACAATTAACTATTGGTTCCTCGATAGAACTCTTAAGCAGCGCGGCCTATGAACCTAGAGCTTGCCGCCGAGTTATGCCGCCGGTTTGAGGGGTACAGGGCTAGGCCTTATCTTTGTCCGGCTGGTGTGGCTACGATTGGCTATGGCTCTACCTACTACGCTGATGGTCGCAAAGTTACCCTTGCAGATCCTCCAATGAGTGAAGAAAATGCAAGGACTTTGTTGATGGCGGAGCTTCTGCACACATACGCACCCGGTGCAGTAAGGCACTGTCCTAATCTTTTGGTAATTGCGGCTCAAGGCGATCCAAGGAAGCTAAACGCCATCGTAGATTTCTGTTACAACCTTGGTATTGGACGCTTGCAAACAAGCACGTTAAAGAGGAAAATCAACGCCAATGACTGGGAAGGGGCCAAGGAACAACTTATGCTCTGGACTAGAGGTGGCGGCAAGGTTTTGCCGGGGCTACTAAAACGCCGCACCGCTGAGTGCGCTTTACTGGATTGACCGATGCCATTACAAAAAATTCTGTTTAAGCCGGGCGTCAACCGGGAGAATACGCGGTACACAACCGAAGGGGGTTGGTACGAGTGCGACAAAATGCGTTTTCGTCAAGGCAATCCAGAAGTTGTTGGCGGCTGGGAGCCATTCTCTGCAAGTAACTATTTAGGTGTCTGCCGATCGCTGTGGAATTGGGTGTTGTTAGACGGCACAAACGTAATCGGCGTTGGCACAAACCTTAAGTTCTACATTGAGCAGGGCGGTTTGTACTACGACATTACGCCAATCCGTGAAACAGTTATCCTTACCAACCCTTTTAATACAACCCTCAATTCAACAACGGTTTTAGTTACAGACGCTTCGCACGGATGTGTGACAGGGGATTTTGTGACGTTTTCTGGCGCTACAGCCGTCGGTGGTTTAACGCTAAATGGTCAGTTCCAAGTCACGGTTCTTACGGATAATACGTACAACATCACTGCCGCTTCACAGGCAACGTCTACAGCAGGGCCGGGCGGCGGCACAGTCACTGCCGCTTATCAAGTCAATGTTGGCCCTGCTATTCCTGTTCCGCTAACAGGCTGGGGCGCTGGTACTTGGGGGCAAGCTGGCACTACGTGGGGTTTTGGTGGTACATCTACATCTGCTCTGCGGTTGTGGAACCAAAACAACTATGGCGAAGATTTGGTATACGGCCCTCGTGGGGGTGGCATTTATTATTGGAATGCGTCCGATGGTGTTAGCACTCGTGGTGTAAACCTAAATTCTTTAGGTGGCGCAGTAACGTTTACAAACGCGTCGCCAACAGTGGTTACCTCCACCATACTTTACACAGAGGGCGCGGCCATTCAATTCTCTGGCGTTTCTTTGCCTACAGGCGTGTCAGCATCAACAACCTATTATGTCTTTAACGTTAACGGACTTACATTCAACCTGCTTAATTCCGCTGGCTCAGAAGTTAACACATCTTCTACAGGTTCTGGTTCCGTATCTTTACTGGTAGATGTGCCCACCAAACAGAACAACATTGTTGTGTCTGACACTTCACGTTTTATTATTACGCTTGGCTGTAACGACTACGGTAGTGCGGTGCTTGACCCTATGCTAATCCGCTGGTCAGCGCAAGATGACCCTTACAACTGGACACCTGACGCAACTAATCAAGCTGGCTTTGTGCGGGTATCGCACGGCTCAGAGATTGTGGCTACAGTCCAAACCCGTCAGGAAGTTTTTGTTCTGACCGACTCTGCGGCCTATTCTCTTCAATATCTTGGCCCACCCTACGTATGGGTACCGCAGTTGCTTGGTGACAACATTTCTATCATGAGTCCCAATGCGGCAATTATTGCCTCCGGTATTGTGTACTGGATGGGCGTAGACAAGTTCTACTCCTACGATGGCCGTGTACAAACACTGAACTGTGACCTGCGCCGCTACGTGTTTAGTGATTTAAACCAAGAGCAAGCCCTGCAAGTTTTCTGTGGCACAAACGAAGGCTTCAATGAAGTCTGGTGGTTCTACTGTTCTGCTAACAGCACAGCGATTGACAAGTACGTCATCTACAACTATCTTGAAAAAGTCTGGTATTACGGCACGATGGAGCGCACGGCTTGGCTTGACTCTGGTTTGCAGTCATACCCTATTGCGGCTAAGTACAACAGCAGCAATCTCACAGGTAATTTGCTTAACCATGAGACAGGTTTAAATGACAACACAAATGGCACCGCTACAGCTATTAACGCTTACATTTCATCCTCAGAGTTTGACATTGGTGACGGACATAATTTTGGTTTTGTGTGGCGTGTCCTTCCTGATCTGACCTTTGAGAATGCCGAAGCCGCGCCCAATGGCGACCCTGCCTCGGTAACGATGACGCTGTATGGTCTGGCTAACTCAGGCTCTGGCGTAACAAGCACAGCCGCCCAGCCCGTGGCCAAGAGCAATACGTACGTGATTACAGAGCAGTTCACCGGCATGATCTTCACGCGCATGCGTGGAAGGCAGATGATCTTTAAGATTGGTTCTAACCAGCTAAACACGGCTTGGCAACTGGGCGCACCACGTATAGATATTCGTCCTGACGGCAGGCGCTGATGACATCCAAAAACAGGATTATTACTCCTGCACCACCCAACTTACCATTGGGTACGGATACGTACGAGCGCCGCTATCAAGATCAGTTTACAAACGTTTTGCGTCTATACTTTAACCAACTGCAAAATGCGTTTGGTGAGTTGTTTGGCCCAGACGGTGGCAAGTACATTGCGTTCCCTCACATCGCTGCATCTGACGCGGCACTTCAATACGCTACGGCGGCTAATACGCCCACCATAGTTCAGTGGAGTTCGTTAGATGTAGGCAGTGGGTTTAAGTTAAATTCAGATAACACAGTTACGGCGCAGGTTCCGGGCATCTACAAAATAACTTATAGCCTTCAGTTTGCCAATGATGACAACGCTATTCATGATGCTATTGTCTGGCTGCGTATAGACGGCTCTACGTCCGCTGCTGACGTTCCAAATTCAACAACTGTTTTTACCCTACAAGCCCGCAAAAGTGCGTTACTTCCAAACTTCGTTTGCGGGTATTCCGAAGTCGTGTTTACTTTGAAAGCAGGAAACACTGTAGGTTTGTGGTGGGGCACCGATCAAGCGGCCACATCTGGCGGTGCAACAGGCATCTACATTGACTACCAAGCAGCCCAAACAAGCCCTATGGCGTATCCCGCAGTTCCATCAGCAATCGGGTCAATAACATTTGTGTCTGCGCTCCCAGCATGATATTATCAAACAACCCCCATTTTGAGAGGCAAAAATGAGCCTTCACGCACTAGCCACTAACATGGCCTCCAAGGGTCGCAACGGCGATTCAATGCTTGTTCACATGACGCCCGGCGAAGTGCACGGGCTACAGGCTTTGGCCATGAAACATGGCGGATCGCTGACCATTAACCCTGATACGGGTTTACCCGAAGCTAACTTCTTAAAGCGTTTGTTGCCGATGATTGCGGGCTTTGCGTTGAACGCTTTTGCTCCCGGATTTGGTTCAGCAATTGCGGGAGGGTTAGGTATTGGTGGAGCAAGCGCAGCGGCGATTGGCACGGGCATTGGAGTTGGTGGTATTACAGGTTTAGCTACCGGTAGTTTAGAAAAAGGCTTGATGGCTGGTTTAGGCGCATACGGCGGTGCTGGTATAAGCGAAGGTTTATTGGGTGCGGGTGCCGCATCAGGCGCAGGTCAAACTTTGGCTACCGAAGCCGCAACACAAGCTGGGTTAGAAGGTATTACACTCCCCGCCGACTACGCATCGTTGGCCGCTAGGACAGCTACCCCTGACCAAATTGCCGCCGCAAGAGCCGCAGGCATGGCTAACCCATCTGACTTACTTTCAGCAGGCGCTAAATCTGCTGCGGCTGACCCAATGGCGTTTGCCAAAGCTAACTTTAAACCTCTAGCCGCCGCCGCTTCTCCTATCATGGCTGACATGATGGTTCCCACAACCACCAAAGCCGCATCTCCTATGGCCCCCGGTCGCATCCGTGAGAAACGTTGGAACGGTCAGTACTTTGAAGATGTAGCCAGTACCGATGCTGGCGTGTACAACGAAAGCGGACGTAGCTTCTCCGATCTGTACCGTGGCTACAACAACGGTGGCATTGTGGCCTTGGCTGGCGGTGGTTACACACAAGACCAAATCAATGCGGCACTTGCAGCCGAGTTAGCTGCACGGCCTAATACACCTCAAGCTTCTTTGACGGAGTATGCCAAATCTCAATACGGGTTATCTGATGCGCAGATTAACGCTGCTTACGATACACTTCCCGGCTTCAACGCGCAAGGTAAGTACGACGCTGCCGACTACATGGCTACTCACAAGCCCGGACAAGTGTCGCCTCAGATGGTAGTCGACGCCGCCGCCGCAGCAAACCCATTCTCTGCCCAGAACATGGCTAAGGTGGATACAACTCGCCCCGGACACTACGTAAACGATGCTAGCGGAAACCCAGTTGCACTGACTAGCTACTCTCCCGGCTTTGACATTAACAACAAAACAGCACTTACTTACCTAGGTGAATTATCTGCCGGAAGCGCTCCAGACGATGCTGCCAAGTGGTTCCAACAAAACGCAACCGCAGCACAAAAAGCTGAAGCTGATAGATTATGGACAGCAGAGAAAGCACGCCTTGACGCCATTGATGCCGCTAACGCAGTAAAAGCCCCAACAGGTTTAGCTAACCTCAACCAAAACCAAAACTTGCTGGTAAACCAGAATCTTACAAACCAGAACGCAAACGCTGGTTTAACCGCGCTTGCTGATGGCAAATCTCAAACGTACAAATGGTTTGAAGAACGCGGTTTAGGATTCACTCCTATTGATAAAGTGATTGACAATTGGTTTGACGAGTACACCGACGACTTAGCATTACTGCCCCCCGATAGGCAAGAAAAAGTAATGAAAGACGCGTTAAACACTGAAAACATGAACGAAGCCGACCTTATTAAAGCAACCGGCAAAACAATCAAAGACTGGATTCAAATAAAAACAGGCAATATAAAGGACGTTACTTCTACGTACTTGCCCGGCGGTGTGGGTGGTGGTGGTAACACGGTGCGTAACGACAATGGCACAATCACAACCACTCCAGATATTCCCGGGCGTCCAGACGATGGCTTTACGGGTATGAAAAACGTTCGTGATGTGTACACCGAAGGTGGTGGCAATTTAGGCTACACATCCCCATCGTTTGACAAGATTGAAGACTTCAATAAAAAGTACGTCACTGATCGCATGAGTGGTGACTCCTTGGCGGCGTACGAATACCTCACAGGTAAGAAGGGTGCCGCATACCCTGTCAAATCTGGCGTGGGTCAGATCGCTAGGCCGTATGACGAAGCTGTGCTGGGCTACCCCACACGGGGCAACTTGCCGTTCACATACGACAAAGCTACAGGTAAGATGGTGCGTAACCCTGACTACGTAGCCCCCGGACGCGATGACAAAGGTAACGTAACCTACGGCATGTCTTTGAACGATGTTAAAAAGTTACTGACTGACACGCCTTTGTCTGGTCAAGCTTTGTATGACTGGGCGCAAACCAATAAAGTTTCTGCGCAACAGATCGCTGACGCCACAGGCCGAAGCCTGTCAAGCGTGTACGCTGACTTCCGCAAAGGCGCTACTGCAAAAGCTGCGGGTACCACTACTACTGACACTGCAAAAGGTGGCGATAGCATTCAAGTAATCGACTCTTCCGGGTACAACACCGAAACAATTACTGCGGTAAAACAAGCTGACGGCACTTATTTAGGTGGTAACGGTAAGAAGTACGATGCTTCTGGAAAACTGCTTTCGGCTGGTGGCGGCATGATGGGTTACGCTATGGGTGGTTTGGGTAATCTGGGTGGTTACTCAGATGGTGGCCGTCTGCTCAGAGGCCCCGGAGACGGCGTGTCTGACAGCATCCCTGCAACGATTGGCCGCAAGCAACAACCCGCACGCCTTGCCGATGGTGAGTTTGTGATCCCTGCACGCATCGTGTCTGAGTTGGGTAACGGCTCAACAGATGCCGGAGCTAAGAAGCTTTACGCCATGATGGATCGCGTGCAACGCGCACGGGGTAAAACCACAGGCAAAAACAAAGTAGCGGCTAATAGCCGCGCTGACAAATATCTTCCCGCATAAGGAATAGATCATGGCTGATCCACAAATTTCCCAGATAACGCAAACGCAAACCTCAATCCCCGACTACGCCAAGCCGTTTGTTGAGAACCTGCTGGGTCAAGCACAGAGCTACACTGACCCCTACCAAAACCCCTACATGCAGTACATGGGGGAACGTCAAGCGCAGTTCTCTCCCCTGCAACAGATGTCTTACGACAATGCGGCAATGATGCGGGCAGCCCCTCAATTGGGTGATGCCACAGCTATGGCGGGCACAGCGGGTCTTGGAGCCTTGAACACAAGCTTTACATACAACCCGTATGTGGCACAACAGTTTACTGGTGCCAATGTACAGCAGTACATGAACCCCTACATGCAAAATGTAGTGGAACGCCAGCAACAAGATGCACAGCGCCAAGCTGACATTGCTCGGCAAACACAAGGTGCGCAAGCCGCCCGTGCCGGTGCTTTTGGTGGTAGCGGTAATATGCTTGCTAACAACCAGCTAAATGCGCAGCTTGCCCGTCAAAAAGGTGACATCCAAGCACAAGGTTTGAACACCGCGTACAACCAAGCTATGGGCCAGTTCAACACGTCACAAGGGCAAAACCAAGCGGCGGCTCAGTTGAACGCACAGCAAGGTCAGTTTGGCGCAGGTCTGGGTCTTCAAGGCTTGCAAACAGCTTTGACAGGTGCTAACACGCTAGGTAGCTTGGGTAACCAGCAGTACCAGCAGAACATGGGCATCAATCAGATGCAGAACCAGTATGGTTTGCAGCAACAACAGCAAGAGCAGAACATCCTGAACAATCAGTATCAGGACTTCCTGAACAACCAGAACAATCCGTACAAGCAGATGGGCTTCATGTCCGACATCTTGCGTGGCTTACCACTGACTCAACAGGCTTCAGCCATGTACCAGACACCGCCCTCTATGGGTTCACAGTTAATTGGTGCAGGTTCAGTGGCGGCGGGTCTTGCCCTGCGTGCCAAGGGCGGCTCCGTTGGAGAGAATCCTGCTGGTCTGGCTGATCTGGCTCTATCTAAAATGGGTTAAGGAAGTAACATGGCAATCGACCAAAGAGACATCACATCCCAGTTGCGCATGATGGGCGACCCTGAGTTGCGGCAGTACGCTGCAATGCACAAGAACGACCCGTATATATTCCCTTTGGCTTTCCAAGAAAGCCAGAACCGCCAGAGGGTACGCATGAATGGCCAAGCTCAAATGGGTGGTCAAGAAATGCCCAAGGTCAACGATGCCGCACTGATGGCAATGGCACCCCAAGCCGCACCCCAGCAAGCCCCCCAAGGGCAGGGCATCAGCAACCTACCTGCTCCCAACATGCAACGTATGGCTGACGGCGGTATCGCTGGCTACGGAGACGAAGAAGAAGGTATGGCCGCTGGTGGTATGGCAGGCTACGGTGACGGTGACGATGTCCCTAGAAGAACTATTGACGGTATGGCACAAGGCGGCATGTATGACTTTGCCCAGCGCAGTGAGCCAGTGGTTCGCATGTCTGGTGGTGGTCATATCCCACGTTATCAAGGTGTGCCTATTGCCGAGGGTGGCGATGGCAGTGTGGTAGATGAGTTCAAAGGTATTGACGATCAGATCATTGCCAATATGGAACGCCAGAAGTTGCTTGGCGCGTTTGACGATTACAGCAAGCCAATACCTAGACCCAAAAAAGGTAGCAAGGCTGATAAGAAAGAAGACGAAGCTAAAAAAGAAGAACCCGCTAAAAAGCCTGCGTTACCTGCATTGACTCCATACACACCTAAAACAGCAGAACAGATTAAAGCTGCTTCAGAAACAATGGCTGCGCCTGAGTTGGCTAAAATCCAAGAAAGTTACAAGCCATTTGCCGAACAGTTTGCGCAAGATCGCTCACGTATTGATACTCGTGAGAAGAACATGCTTTCTGATTTGTTGATCCGTGGGGGCCTTAAAGCAATGGGTGGTAAGTCACAGTTCGCCATGCAGAACCTCAGTGAGGGTGGCCTTGAGGCTTTGAATGCGTACCAAGACGCACAGAAAACCAATGAAGCATCGCGCAGAGCTTTGACTCAGTCTGAGATGTTGATGGGGCAAGCTCAACGTGCTGAAGGTCGCGGTGCCAAGTCTGAAGCTATGGGCTTGTATGCACAAGCTGACAAGTCCCAACAAGTAGGTGCTCAGTTGGCGCAGGAAGCACGCAAAATGGAAAATACAGATGCGTATCAGCAAGGGTCGTTACTTGTTGCAAAGCAGAATGCGGCTACTCAAGAACGCATGGCTGATGCGGCTATGGTGACGGCACAGGCAAACAAATCCCGTGCTAACGCTTTGGGTGCGGCAGGGGGTAAGGGCGCAATGACTGAGGCCCAACTTGCTAGGGTACGGGATTCTGCACGGGATAACATCACTAAAGACGCTAACTTTGCGCTGTCCCAATTGAAAGCCGAAAGAGCCGCTAAAGCCGCAGGTAAGCAATTTGATCCTACAGCATGGTTAAACGACCTTATTGACACCGAAGTTGAACGAATGCTTGCAAATACCAGCCGTGGCGCTAAAATCCCTACACCTGAAGCAGCCCCTACCGGCGGTAAACTTGGTAGCGGCACGTATAACCCCGACATGTGGAAAAACCTACAAGTCGTAACACCTAAGTAGCCATGCCAATCTACCGCATCCAAGCCCCCAACGGATTAACTTACCAGATTGAGGGGCCAGAGGGTGCGTCCCAAGAGGATGTGGCAATGGCGGTCTTGGCCCAAAATCCTGAAGCGGGTAAGCCGTTTAAGGAAGCTGGTTTCTCTTTTGGTGATACGGCTGTTGCAGGTTTGCAAAGTGCTATTGGTTCAGCTAAATCCACGCTACAAGGATTTGGTGCTGAAGCCCCCGGGGTGGAAACCCTTGGCAACCTGCAAAAAGGTTTAGGGCAACTCTACACTCCAGAACGTCAGGCTGAACAAGCCCGTCGTGATGCGCTTGAGAAAGCTGCCGCTAGGTCTGGTAGCACATTAGAAGAAATTAAGGCTAGTGCCGCTGGTGTTACTGAAGCCCCCATCCAAGCCACTGCTTCCGCAGTTGGTTCATCCGTTCCCACTGTTGCGTTAAGTATTGGTGCGGCTGCTTTGGCAACGGGCGCTGCGGCCACGCTTGGTTTGGTAGGTGCGCCTGCGCTTGCGTTTGCGGCGGCTGTCGGTATCGGCACCAAATACGCCCTCGGTGCACTGCAAGGCGCGGGTTCTGTCAAAGGCTCCATTTACGATGCGGTCAAGGAAGAAGTTGCCAAGCAATACCCTGACCTTTCCAAAGAACAAGTTTCTAAGATTGCACTTGAAGCGCAGGAATTTACAGGTAAAAACTGGGACAACATCATGGCTGGCACCGGCGTCGGCTTCGTAGCCGGTGGCACGGGTTTAGAAAAAGACCTTCTGAAAAAACTGTCTAAACCTGTTGCTGAAGCGGCGGCTAAAAAGGCGGGAGAAGAAGTTGCTAAGAAGGGCATCATTGCAGGTACAAAGCGCGCCACTGGCGCTGGTTTAAAAGAAGCTGTGCCCGAGGCTATCCAAGGCGGTCAAGAGCAGTTTGCCGCTAATGTGGCACAGACCCGTGAAGGATTTGAAACCCCTGCAATGGAAGGCGTGTTAGGCGCGGCAACCAAAGAGGGTTTGATGGGTATGCTGGGTGGCTCAGCAGTCAGCCCGTTTACAGGTGCAACTCCTACCCCACCCGCTACTGTAGATCAGTCAGGTCAGCCCACACCTACCGAACTTGAGCTTCAGGTTCAACAGCGCAGATTGGCACGCGAGCAAGAACAAATGGGTGTCAAGCAAGGCCGTGCCGCCCGTGAGGGTGAGAAGTTAATTGATGCGGAAGCCAAAGCTGAAGCTGACCAACAGCAAGCCGCCCGTGTGGAAGCTGAGAAAGCTGCCGCCACAGAACTGCAAACACTGCGTGCCCAACGTCAAGCTGAACTGGAACAAACGTTCCCTAAAGATTACAGCGATGTAATGCAGAAGACAGATGCGTACGCAACGTTGTTCCAAGAGAAGCAGGCGTTGGCAAACCAGACGCAAACCAAAGAAGTTAAAGCACGCATTAAAACCATCGATGGTTTGATACAAGGCATCATTGAGGAAGACACCCGCGTACCCAATGAGTTTAAGCGGATGCAGGCTGAGAACGCCAAGGTAACCAAGAACCTGCCCCCTGACCTGCAAGCCAAGTATGCGGCTACTGCGTTCACCATCCCTGAACCACAGCAGATGGAAATTCGTGCGGCCACAGTTGAGCAAGCACCCGTACAACAAACAGACTTGCTAGGCCAGCCCATTGAGCAGGAAGCGCCCGCACCAGCCACGCCTGACAAGTTTAAAACTGTGCAGACAGCAGCGGAAGCGCAAGCTGCCTTGGACTTACAGAACAGACGCGACGCACGCGCAGGTCAGGCTGAACGCAACGCCGCCAAAGATGCAGGCCAACTTGGTTTGTTTACCCGCGTAGGCACACCAACCGCTGAAGCCGCAATCCCTGAACCAAAGATAATTGTAAAGAAGCCACCAGTTACTGAACCCACGGTAAGGCAGAAGCCCACTCCTGAGACAGTAGCCCCCGTCATCACCGCCGACACACTTGGTGTATTGGGTATTGGCCCCACGGCTGTGCTGCGTAGGGCTGGCCATGCTATCCAAGGTCTGGACATTACCAAACCAGAAGATGCGGCAGATGTAAAGAACATGTTGACAATCTATAAGGAAGGCCGTAGCCCTGCGATTGTCCAGAAGATTGATACGTTCCTAGGACGCCCTGAGTTTCAAGCGTTGCCTGCGCCTGCACCAAAGGTTGAAGCCGCACCTGCACCTGCTGTTGTGGAAACACCAGCCCCTACCGCCGTGACTTCTAACCAGATCATGGATCAGATTCGCGCAGCAGAAGATGAAAAGCTTACATTGCTTGACAAGGCTGGCCGCGCACCCCGTAAAGGTTCTGAAAAAGAAAAACAACGGAACACACTACAAGAAAAAATTGGTAAGTTGCGGGAGCAATTTGATAAAGTAAGCGCAGAAGAAAAGAAAGCGGCTAACAAGGCGGCACAACCATCTGCAAAGAAAGCCGCCCAACTTGCATTGCCTGCGCCTACCAAAGCAGCGGAAGCACCACCTGCCCCCGCACCTATTAAAGTTGTAAAGAAAACAGAACCCAAGAAGGTTGAGCCTAAGAAAGTTGAGCCTAAGAAAGTTGAGCCTAAGAAAGTTGAGCCTAAGAAGGTTGAGCCTAAGAAGCTTGAAGCACCAAAGGTTGAGCCTAAGAAAGAAGAACCGAAAGTTGACAAGGCTCTTGATAAGGCACGCGAGACTGTCGATGATCTTGACCTTGACCCCGACACAACCAAAGCTAAAGTCAAATCATTTGCCAAGCGTCTGCACAAAGCAGGCTTGATAGACGACATCAGTTTAAATGCGGTTGAGAGCATATCCAAAGACAAGGATATGGGCTATGAAGATTTGCTAGATGAGGTCAGGTTTGCGCTTGACGCTTATGAACGTCAACAGAAGCAAGCACCTGAAGCTAAGCCTGAACCCAAGAAGGTTACAGACGAAAGCAACATCATTGAGGGTGAGACACGGGTAATCCCTGATAGCGAACAGAAGTTGTTGGAAGGCCCCGTCAACCGCCTGCAAGATGACCAAGTTGAAGAACTTGAAGATTTCTACGGCGTCAAAAAGGATAACCCAGAGTTCTGGAAAAAGCTACGTGCTGACGTAGCCAAGTCAATCAACGAAGGCTCCAAAGCTGTAGCCAAAGCTATCCGTGAAATTGTTAACCAGATTGCATCGGGCGTACTTGCTGTTGGTTTGATATTTAACCCCAACGGGCTAACTAATCAGTACAACATTAACATACAGAAAACGTTCCAAGAAACGACTTCAGTAACTGCACCTGTACCTGAAGTTGCTAAAGCCAAGATGTCGCCCCTTGCACAAGATGTGTACAGTGCAATGGCGCCCGTGGCCATGAAGTCTGGCAAATGGTTTATGGTTGCTGACAAGCCAAACGGAATGATGCACATCTTTAAGGAAGATGGCTCTCACGCTTTGTCTGACCCTACTTTGTATGGCAAAGATAAGGGTGATGTGATGGAAGCTGTATCTTCCTTAGAAGGCGGCGCAAAAGTTACCCCCGCTGGCAAGTTCACACTGAAGACAATGAAGTCTGAGTACGCTGGCAAACAGATGCTAGTACTTGTTGAATCTAAAGACAGCACGGGCTACATTGCCATCCATGCAGCAGATACCAGCACGCCTTCTGAAAAACGCTTAGATCGTTTGGATACTGAAACAGCGGAAGACAACCGCATCAGCTACGGCTGTATCAATACAAAACATGATACGTTTGTAGATAAAATTGTTCCTAACATTGACAGTCTTGACGGCGGCTTGATCTTTGTTTTACCTGACGCAACTGAAACCACGGCTGAAATGTTCAAGCCGGAGACAAAGACTACCGAACGCACTGAAACCCCCACCACTGCCAAAGCAGAAAACGTACAAGACATTGCCAAAAAAGAAGAAAGAATTGAGGGTACTGAAAGCCCTACACGTGCACGTATCACAGACGATCAAAACCCTGTTGACAATCCCATTTCCAATGCTGAACTTGAAGGCATCGTTGACGATGTGAAGAAGTCTTTGGGTGGTGAAGTTGAAGTAACTATTCTTGACAGTGCCAAAGACCTTGACCCCAAAGCGCCAGCAGGTGCAGCAGGTTTGGTAAAAGATGGCAACGTGTATCTGTTCAGGGATGGCATCAAGTCCGGCATTGAAGGCGCTAAGACTGTCTTCCACGAACTGTTCCACCTTGGCTTGCAGAAGCTCTTGACCAACCCCAAGGAATACCACAGGGTGATGATTAACTTGTACCGCATGAACGCCCGAGTGCGTGAAATGGCAGACAAGTGGATTGCTTCACAAGAAGGTCAAGACGCCAAAGATGCGTACGCTAAAGAGTACGCCAACCCTAATGACCGTTTAAATGCACTGACTGCCCACGGTACAGACGAAGCACTTGCACGTATTGCTGAAGAATTAAAGACAGGCAAGAAGATTGGCACAGGCCAGCGTGCGTTCGTACGCTCCATTGCAAAATGGTTGGCTGACGTTGCCGAAAAGATTGGCATGCGCCAAGTAGCACAGAGCATCCGTTCTGCTACCTACACCGAAGTTGAGAAGTTTGTACAAGAAGCCATGACTGCCGCAGTTGGCGCTGGCCCTGTAAACGTACGATTGACACGCCGCTTTGCGCAAGCTGCAACTAATGCGTTTGAAAAATGGTTTGGAGATAGCAAAGCTGTTGATAAAAATGGTAAGCCGTTGGTAATCTACAGGGGAATAATTGGCGAAAATGAAAAGGCTTTGAACGCTGAACCACGAGAAGGGTACGCCACCTTTGGTTCTGATTCACCACAAGTTGCTGCAAGCTACGGAAACCCTGATTTAGATTGGAATGAAACGGGGGCAATAACACCGCTGTACATTAAAGCGGATAAGTTAATTGAATTTCCGTCATCTAACGGTAAGTTTGATAAGTTTGCATTTGATCGCCGCGCTAAAACGTTACGCCCCGGCGAAGTTCTGGTGGCACGTCAAGTCTATGACTATGGCCCTCGTGCTAATACAAAGGTTGACCCCGCAAAACTATACAGCTACCCAAGCGATGTTTACGCATGGAACAAAGGTACGTCAGTTAAATCTGCCACCGGTAACACAGGCGCATATGATATTAAAAGCACCGACACTCGTTACTCCGTTCGTGGTGGCATCGACGAGAACACCCGCCGTGCGGTACAGGCTATTCAGGATAAGACGCCTGCAAAGTATAAAGAACCCGAGAAGAAGACGCTGGTTCAGCAACTCAAGAGCGTAGCTGAAGTCGAGACACGCGATAAAGCCAAACTTCTTTTGCGTCAGAAGGCTGCTGATAAGTTTGCAACAGTCAACGCCAAGGTCAATCAGATGTTCTCCAAGGGCTTTAAAAATGCCTTCGGTGATCTGAACCCTATGGTGCTGGCACGCCAAGCAGAAGAAGCCCGCAAGT